CTTAACTTACAGAGAGACAGATCGCTCGCCCTGAAGCCCGGTGAGAGTGGCTTTGAAGCACAGCAAAACGAGTTTTTACAAGCGGAGAGAGCTATAGATCTTCTGGATAAAAAGACAGAGGTGGCAAAACAAAATGCCACTGATCTTGGTTTTATAACAAACCAAGTTACAGATAGTCTTGCTACTAATATGGCTTCTGCTTTTGATGGAATTGTACAAGGTACTTTATCAGTGAAAGATGCATTCAAGCAAATGGGACTAAGTGTACTTAAAACCATGTCAAGAATTATAACTGAGATGCTGGTTGCTAAACTACTCATGTCTGCTTTTGGTATAGGTGCTACGCCGTCTGTAGCAACTGGCTCAACAAACGCTGCGCGATCTGGCATGGAAGGCTTTAAGGGTATAGGGGGCTACGGTGAAGGTAACTTTAGATATGGCGGTATTTCTAAGCGTTACGCAAACGGAGGCATTGCAACAGGAAGAGATTCTGGATACCCTGCAATGCTTCATGGTACAGAGGCAGTGGTACCTCTTCCGAATGGAAGAGAGATTCCTGTAGAGATGATGGGAGATTCCGGCGGTACAAATAATGTATCTGTAAATATTTCCATGAATAACTCAGGCGGGGCAGAAGCAGAAGGAACCAACGAGCGTATGAAAACACTGGGTGTAGCTATTTCAAACGCGGTGCAGGAGGAGCTTCATAAGCAGAAGCGTCCTGGAGGCATTCTTAGCCCTCACGGAGCAGCATAATGGCATTAGGATTTAATACTACTAGCAGTTTTGGGGATTTACAAATTCTTCCCGATAAAAACCTTAGTCGCAACACTACTCCGAAAGTTCTAAAAATACAGTTCGGAGATGGATATGAGCAACGAGTGGCAGAAGGACTTAACAGCCTTAATGAAGAATATGCTATTTCTTACTCGAATAGACCAAAAACAGAGATAGCTCAAATACTTGCTTTTATGGACAGCAGGAAAGGAGTTACTAAATTTCCTTATCGTATTCCTGATCCTCTTCAAGGAAGTGGAGAGAAAGAAATTCAAGTAGTTTGTGAGAACTATAGTGCAACGTATGTGAGCGATGAGTTTTACTCTTTTTCAGCAACTTTTAGGCGGGTGTATGAAGCATGACGGACATAATTTCTACAGTACAGAAACAGGATCCTGGCTCTGAGCTAGTAGTTTTGTATGAGTTAGAGTACGCTTCAGGGTCTTTTGCTAGATTTTTTTCAGGACTGGAAAGCGATTTAACAACGGTACAATTTAGAGATTCTTCAAATACGGCTCGAGAGTATACGGCTGTTCCGATAACGGCTGAAGGTTTCGAAATTAATTCTTCGGGCGCGTATTCTAGGCCTGAACTCAGCATTGGAAACATAGGAAACGCTTTTAGTTCTGCCGTAGGGGGATTAGAATACGAAGACTTAACAGGTAAGAGAGTAACTCGTATAATTACTTTTGCTAAGTACTTAGTGGGAGGCGCCTCAGACAATTCAAATGCTCCCGGAGTTTGTTTTCCAAAAACAGTTTATGTCATTGACCAGGTAAAGTCAAAGAATATTATAGAAGTGGTTTTTTCTTTAGCAGCCCCTTTCGATTTAGCGGGAGTAACTCTCCCTAACCGAATTGTTGTAGGAGGCGCTTGTACTTGGAGATATAAAAAAGGAGCAGCGTCCCTGCCTCGAGAAGATAGAATAGGCGGATGTAGTTGGGAAGGATTTGTAGGTAATATTCCTTCCGGTACTCCTGTTTTTGTGAGCTCAGAAGATGAATATATTATGAGATTTGCCACAACTGAGGTAGAGACTAGTCACTCCTCTATAGTGAATGGAAAGATTTATCAAACAGATGCTCCCACGACAGTTAAGAAGGTGAACGCGGATGGGAGCACTTCATCCGTTTCAGGACTAAAGGTTTATTGGCAAGCCCTAACTACTTCTAGTTCCGGCCACGGAACTCCTAGTATTACAAACACTAATTTTAGAAGAGTACGTAGGTATGCTGCATACGTGTACACCGATAGTAATGGCAACAATGCTACTTTAGCAAATACAGAGCTCGTAGGGTATACCGATCCTTCATTTAACGACTATATACTAAAAGATAACAAGCTGTGGAGAGTTAGAAAAACTACTATGGCAGGGGGAGCTCACGGCACTATAGCTTTGGGCAAGTATTGGATAGACGGAGATATTTGTAAGAAGAGTTTTAATTCTTGTAAGTTAAGGTATCAAGCAAAAGTTTCTACCTTTTCAGGACAGACTCAGTTTTTTGTAGTGAGTCCCTCTGTGGACAGTAATCAACACCTTCCATTTGGAGGATTCCCAGGTGTACAAGAAAAACGATAAAGAAATTATTGAGCATTTTTTAGATGTATACCCTAAAGAAGGCTGCGGAGTACTCTTGAATAAGAGAGGAAAACTAAGATGGGTACCTTGTGAAAATATATCAGAGACTCCGGAAAGTAATTTTGAAATATCTCCGAAAGACTACATAAAAGCGTCCCTATCAGGAGATATTCATGCAATAGTTCATAGTCATCCTGACTCTTCCGCAGAGTTGAGTGAGGACGACAAGAAAATGAGTAATTTTTTACAAATTCCTTTTATTGTATTTTCGATTCCTAACTTAGAAAAAGTTGAGTACTCACCTGAAGTAATAAGAAGCCCTCTTCTGGGAAGAGAGTATGAATTTGGAGTTAATGACTGTTATTCTTTACTTAGGGATTATTACTACGAAGAGCGCGGTATAGTTGTTCCTACGATACCTTTCGAGGACAACTGGGAAGAGAAAGGGCTTAACTATTTTGATGATTTATTCGAGGCTTTTGGATTTGAAGAAGTGAGTGAGCCCACCATAGGGGGTGCAATTATTTTTAAGGTTCGCTCTAATACTCCTAATCACTGTGGCGTATATTTAGGAGAGGGTATATTTATTCATCATGCTATACACAGACTTTCCTGCAAAGAGTCCATATACGGACATGGTTGGATAAACCAAGTACATAGGTATTTAAGATGCAAACAGTTTACTTAAATGGCGGAATTGAGAAATTTGGCTCCAAGTGGAGTACAGATTGTAATAATATTCGCGATATTTTCAAACTAATTGAATGCCAAACTCCAGGATTCAGGCAGTACTTAGTAGATGCGGCGGATACTGGAGTAAATTTTGAGATTCAAAGAGGAAAAGAAATCCTAGAGGACGCAGACCAGCTTTTGCTTAGTTTGAGAGATGAAGATATAATTATTACTGAAGTTCCGGCAGGGTCTAAGAAGGGTGCTACAAAAATAATAGCGGCTGTTGCTATTGCTGCCTTGATAGTTATAAATCCGTTTGAAGCTTTCAGAGTCGCTGGTTCCATGACTCTTACCACTCCTGGACTGGTAGCAGCAAGTTTAGCTCTTAATTTAGCCATGGCAGGGCTCACTCAGCTCATGGCCCCTGGTCCAGAAACAGATGAAGAAGTTCAGAATGAAGGCTATCTATTCAATGGTCCCGTTACTAATGCTCCTCAAGGGTTACCGGTTCCTGTGCTATATGGAGAGCTCATAGTAGGAGGGAAGCCCATTTCAGCTGCTTATAGATCAGCCTCTCCTTTCGCAAATAAGAACGATGTAATGAGGGAAGACTCGTATCTAGATCCTACTACAGGGGCGATACTTACCAACGGCAGAGTTGAAGGAATTGAGGATCCAAACGGGGGATACCCTGTTCCCCCCTCAGACCCACAGGGTATACCTATAGAGGAGAGTCCGTCAACACACCCAGATCCAAGGGAAGAAGAACAACAATGGCAGGACGATGCAGCGCAGTACCACGAGTACAGTCGTGACAGTATACGAGGAAGATAGGAGAACGTAATGGCAAGAGGGGGTGCAAAGCGTGGGGGCGAGAACCGAGGTTTTGGCGGAAATGACGGAGCCGGTTCAACTCAAGTAGGGGATGTTCAGAGTAAGCAGTATGGAACTGTTACGGACTTACTGTGCCACGGAGAAATTCATGGCATAGTAGGAGGCCTTGGAGGAGTTTACTATAATGGTACTCCTCTTTCAGATGAAGTAGACAACCCCAAGTCTCACTCCTTAGTTACTACTGGGTACAACTCTTCCGGTAATAAATTAGTTTTTACCGATAGTAGTGCAGCGTTTGCAGGAAAAACCTTCGGAAGTAGAAACGTAATAGTTAGAAAGGGTGCAGGCTCTTTTACTACTAATGCGGCAATGAATATTGGAGACTCCTTTCTCCCCTGTACTGCTTTTAATGGTAGCTCAAACAACGCTCTTCATTCGATGTACCACAAAGCAAAAATCTATGGTTTAAAGCCGTTGGTATGGATAGATATAGTAGAAAGCGGTTCAGTGGTGGAAACTATCGTTAGGGCAGGAGGGGATCCTGTCAATGCGACTACAACTAGCGATACTGGAGGCATTCAACTAGCAGCACCTGTTCACAGAGTCGTTCCTTCAGGAACTACTTTCTATCTTGATTGGGTAGGAAAAACCTCTTCTATTTCTGCAAACTCCCAGGTTTTGACCTTCCAATCTTGGGACGACTCGAATGTTACTTTAGGAGTTTTTCCTAGTAATAGCGCAGCTACTCTAGTATTTACGTCCGTACAGCAAGGGCTACACTCGTCTCAACAGGTAAAAGCTTTTTCAGATTCTTTTATAGAGTTTAGAAAGGGTAGTAGGTACCAAAAAGGCAGTATAGGAGAGAATAACGCCCCTTCGGTTTCTTATATGATTAACCCTAATCTGGGCGAGCAACACATGTTTAGTGGAATTAGGGGAGTTACTTCAGGTGCCGGAAGCTCAGGCTCCACTGTATTAAAGATAAATCCTAATAGTACCGATACTGTTACTGCTCAGGCAGCTCAAATAATAAGAGATGCTGACTTTAACTTTGGGCAAACTTCTTTGTCTGAAATTGACTCTTTCGATATAGATATTGAGTTTCCTGGGGGTTTGTACGCTAGAAACGAGAGTGGTGGGCTTGCTCAAGTTTTTGTAGAGTTTCAAGTTATTTTCAAATATAAGAACAGTGCAGGAGCAGATTTCACAGAAGTTCTTATAAAAGGAGTAGACTACGGGGACGATACTGATGGAGGCGGTGTTAGATTTGTAAAAGACATTGGATACGACAATAATACCGGCTCTAGTGGTGGTGAAAAAAGGTTCAGACTTGATCTAGGCAAGCAGAAGCAGTCTACGCAGTACTGGCGACATGGATCAGGAACTATTGTTAGTACTGGCCAAACGACTGCTTTTATACACACTTTTTCTTTTGATGTAGCTCAGTTTCAACCTTTTGTAGATTGGGAGATTGAAGTACGTCGCCTTGTGCCTGGTGCTCCTAGCGAGTTTTGGAGTGATAATAAACAAGAGCAGGCTCAGGCAACCTCTCGAATTAAACTTGTAAATGCAAAGGTTCATGATCGGCTCTCTTATCCTTTAACTGCTTACGCTGTGGCAGGGTTTTCTGCCCAGGACTTTCCTACGCCGCCTAAAAGGTCATATAAGCTAAAGGGAAGAAAGATTAAAGTTCCTACCAACTACCTTACTCGTGATGAGACTAGAAACGTACAGGCTTCTTATAAAAGAAACGTTTCCACAGGAGCAGAAGAGTCTGGTTATCAAACTTGGGATGGTAAGTTTCGGGGAGACCTCACACTCAATAATGTTCACCCAAACTATAATAGAGTATATTGTAATAATCCTGCTTGGGTTTTTTATGATATACTTACAGATAAAGACTATGGGTTGGGAGAGCATATATTAGAGAGTGATATAGACAAGTATGCTCTGTATCAAATTGCAAGATACTGCGATGAGCTTGTACCTGACGGAAAAGGGGGACAAGAGCCGCGGTTTGCTTGTAATGTTTATTTGCAGAAAGAAACTGAAGCGTATAAAGTCTTAAAAGATTTATCTAGTACTTTTCGCTCCATGATGTACTGGGTAGATGGTCAAATAACTCTTGTACAAGATCGTCCCAAGGAACCTGTATATACTTTTACTACCGGCAACATAGAAGGGGGAGTTTTCAACTATTCTTATACAGGTAGTAAGGCCCGAATCAATCAGGTCAGAGCCTCTTGGAATAACCCTGAAGAACTCTACAAGCAGACTCTAGTTTCTGTAGATGATATTCCTAACATTGCAGAGCAGGGTAAAATTATTTCTAAAGATGTAGTTGCATATGGGTGTACTTCGGAAGCACAAGCAAAAAGAGTTGCCCAGTGGCACTTAGAAACGGAAACTCGAGAGACTGAAGTAGTTTCCTTTGCTACCTCATTAAATGGGGCATATCTTCGTCCAGGAGATATTATAAATGTACAGGATAAAAGAGTAGCTGACATAGAGGCTAGTGGGCGAGTGACCTCCGGATCCACCTCCTCTATTATTCGCTTAGATAGAACTGTAACCTTCCCGGGAGGAGTGGGAGGTAATCAGTGCAACCTATACCTCATCTATCCTGATCCTGGTATTTATTTACAGCAGGAAACAGCAACCATAAATAGTGTTACCTATAGCAGAGGAGAACTTATACAGGCAGACGCTTCCGCAAATAGCCTTTTGACTGGAGCTACTCAAGAAAAAGCGGCTAATCTAAAGGACGATTCTGGCAATTCTGTTGTTACAACTTTTGCAGCGGGTAATAGAGTAGAGGTAGAAGCATTTCATGATGATATGACTGGAACATCTTCGGATTTTATTACCACTGCGGCACCTTTCGCAGGAGGAGCTCCCGCGGCTGATACTATTTGGGCAATTAGTAGAGAGAACACTGTTGCTAATACTGAGATAAAGAAGTACAGAATTGTTAGTATAAGTCAGCCCGAGATAAACAAGTATGAGATTTCTGCGACTCAATATGTTGCTGAGAAGTTTGATGAAATAGAAGCTGAGAGACCTGTTGTTACTTCCAAGTATTTAGACATGTCCTCCCGAGACGGCGTAGTGCCTCCACCTGCGGATATTGTAGGGGTTCTCGAACTAAACCCGGATACAAAGTCTTACGATGCTGTTATTTCTTGGTCACCGCCTACTGAATCCGTTACTGATACTAATGGTAGTACTGCTATTCGCCCATATAGATTTTTAGATGGGTTTGAAATTTCTACTTCTTTGGGACACGCCCCTGATTCTTCTAATGCTTTTTCTTCTCTACAAGGAAGGGCAGCGTCTGAAGTGGAGGAGCTTCCTGGTACTCAGACAACTTTCAAAGTTAAGAATGTTGTTCCAGGACGCTACGTCATTAGAATAAACACTATAAATGATGCAGGAACGAGATCAAAAGTAGTTTCTAGAGTTATAGATTTTCTTTCTTCTGGTAAAGGAATTACAAATCGTGTAAGTCAATTACAGTATGCAAAAGGTTTGTCCGGTACTCTTTCTCACGACGGAGCTGGTAGTATAACGGTTTCTGCCGCAGAGATACAAACAGAAAACAATACGTTTGCTACTGCAGCGGGCACTTTTGATTTTACTGGCGGTAATATGCCTAACTCTAGTACAGGATTTTTGTACTTAGATTCTAGTGGTCCCACCTTGAGAAGGGTTGTTGTACACGAGGATGGTA